AGAGATCCACTCGGCTGATGCTCGCCAGGATTCGCCGCAAACGAATATCCATAGATAAATCTCGAAAATGCCGCATATCCTCCCCTATGGGCATACGCAGCATGTTCCCTATAGAATTGTTCTTCTGCATCGCAGATGACCGTCCCATTCACCTGTAGAATCGCATTCTGCAGAAGCGGAGTAGGCTTCTTAGTCGCCCATTCCGTCTCAAGGATACTACTATAGTTCGTCCACTCATTGTTAATCGATGTTCCCTTTCGCCGAACAAACCACAGAATCTCTTCAATCGGATGATTCGCCTCTAAGGGCAGCTGAATACGAATCGTGTCGGAATCGGCACGCTTTCCAACTGCATACTTCATAGGCTCATCAAAGGAGAATGTCTGTACTTGCCGATGAAGAATTTCAAAAGGGTTGCGCAACATCTTGTTCCGCAGATTTCCATCAACGATTGCACCATAGGCAAGAAGTTGAACGGATTTAAATGGCGGCGCGGCAACGCTCCAGTCACCGACTTTCGAGTCCCATTCCGTGTTTCCATAGGTTATATTAAAGGGCGGGGCGCCAATATAGGGAGCACCGCTTTTCCACGCCTGCGGCAGATTCTCCCAATAATACCAACTCAGCCCATCCTGATAGTTAATATTGAAGGGAGGATTGGAAGGAGACCATGTAGAGGTAGATGCCGTCCATCGGTAGGAAGCTGCAACAGAGAAGGATGTTTCTGGCGGCGGCGTCACCCAGCCTCCTAGCTGCGTACTTGCCGTAAAGTTCCAGTTATACGTCGCATTGCCTAAGGTAATAGTAAAACTGAATTGAGGAGGAAAATCCCAAGATCCGGCCTGTTTCACCGCATCATACTGCCATACAGAGCCAGAGGGTCTAAGCTTAATAGGCGTCGGCGGCGGCACGGAGGTGCACGACTCGCGAAAGCCCCGCATTTGGCGCACACAGTCGCTAAAGGGCCGCAAGGTAATATGGATTTTCACATATCCCTCTCGTATAGCAATCATTGGCAGGGCCTCCTTCAGACGCGTCCGCATGAAGAAAAAGGGAAGAATACAGTTCAGATTTCCATTTTCCACCGGATATATAGTCGGGCTGCGATTGGCATCTGTAAGACGCCGAATAGATACCTCGCCAATATGGTCATAGGCGAGTCCCACCTGCGTGTTGTAATCGGGAAAAAGGCTCGAGAATACATGAATGAAATCGCCGTCAATGGTTTCAAGCGTCTTTCCATCGATTTCCAGCTCCGCCTGCTCAATAATGCATGTTCCCAGACTGTTTGCGTATTCCCACGCCGTAGGACGCTCCCCAGGGCCATATGCCAGTTTTCCAGCCATGTACATATTGCGCGACTGGGCATCCATCCAATGGTCCAGCTGTAGTTGAAGGGCGGTGCCGAGAAGAAGGTCCCCAACGACAATCGATCCGAGATCAAAGCTAAACCGCTGCGCAAAGCTGCCAGGACCACGCAAGGCAATCTCTTGCAGCACCGGCGTAAAGGGCGTGACTCGACGCTCCGTGTCGCGTGCAAACCAGGTCATCTCTGTCCGCATAGGAAACAGGTCATTCTCCTGCTGGTCGCGGTTCACAAGGTCAAGCAGCGTCGTAATGGGGCCACTTGCCTTCATTTCATCATTGATGGATGCAGAATAGGTTATAGAATCAATATCTGTCGATGTCTGAATCCCTTTTGCCTTATCCTGCGTGATAGGGGTGTTTACTCCGGAACCCTGGCCCTGAAACATCCATGAGGTAGATTGGCCGGAACTAGATGACCCCGAAGACGCATAGTCGATAGTAGGTGGAGCGGGGGCCCCACTACCAGTATTTGCACTTCCACGACCCCCTGTTAGCCATTTTGCCTGCGCCGCCGCTGCCGCCTGCGCTGCAAGCTGCTGATAGGTGAGCTTGACCGAACCTGCCGCCGCTGCGGGAGCCGCCAAAAGATTTGTTAAATAGCTGCTGACCTGGTCAACCGTCGGCGTAGAACTCTGAGGCGCAGCACTTGGCGGTGGAGGAGCCATTGGCGGGGGCGCAGCCCCACCCGTCATAAATGCGATTTGAGCCGCCTGCTGGGCCTGCTGCTGGTCCCGTACCCTTCTCTGTGCTGCAGTGACTGCCGCAAACGTGCTGCCCGTATTAGCTCCCTGAATCGCACTTCCCCACCAAGATGGATAACTGCCGGATGCTATATATTGGGCGGCTGCCGCCTGATACTGAGCATCTGTAAATTTAGGATTATACGTACTACCCATACTCTTTTAAGGGTATCGGCTTTTTGCGTTTAGGCGTTAGTTCCCATACTTGAGTACACCACGGTCAGACTCAATCGAATAGAGACCCCAGGTATCCACGACCGCGGTCATTTCTGTAGTGGGTGCAGTAGCCAGATCTCCGAGAATAATATCATTTGTCGTGCTCAAGGCCGTGTACAGGGTCGGTCTATCCGCCATACTGAAGTTGATGGTCCCCTCGGGCTGTCTGTTCCACGGCGCCCTGCGCCCGCGGATATCTCCCAGGTCCCATGACATCTCTCCAATACCATAGCCCGGGTCACGGTCCTCTTTTGCATGGTGCGTCAGCAGATTCCAGATATAGGGGGCAAAGCCTGTTTCCCGGTCCCTCGACGCAATAATCAGCGACTGTGATGTATAGTACTCTCCTCCCGAAATATCTGCAGCGAATTTCCAGCGCCTATTGGCGCGCAAATCATTCTGGGTTCTCGTATACCACAGAAGGCGCGAGGCCGGATGCTGCGCGTCGACCCGGCGTGTGACATAGGCTGCCACACCTTTTACGGTTGGCGCATACTCTGCAGGGCTAATAATAAATCTATTTTCATACGGGCGCAAATAGGGAATTTCAAGCGTAGTAGATCTGAGAGCCAGCTGTGTCTCGCCGTCGACGTAACTGTGACGTGTTTCGAACTGGAGAACGGGGGAGGCCATCTGGGTGCGGTTCAACGCCGTAAAGGTGGTTGTTCCGTCGGTAAAGGTCGCGCCCCACGGCTTCGGGGCGGTATTCGCCGCCGGGTCAGAGGATTCAATCAGCTCCTCCAGAGGCCGTATCTCCAGGCGCAGCTTAAACGTCTGCTTGCGCATGGCAATGCTCGGAAAGCCGTTTCTGCCGCCGAGAAAGGGCAGCTCCAACCGAATCCGGGAAGGGGTTGCCGCGGCTGCAATCGACGTCGCACTACCGTCATGCCAGCCCGCCAAGGAGTTTTCCATGTAGGCGGAGTTGAGAGATCCTCGGGCCGCCCGGAGTGCAAAGAGGGAGTCGCCGGTGAGTTCTTGCAGAAGGAGTTTGTCCTGGAAAATCTGAATCTTATTGAACATGAAGTAGCCGATTCCATTCGTGTAGCCGTAGGAGTTTCCGGTAGCCTGTTCCCTAAAAAGGGAAGATGGGTTCGCAGCCGCCTGGGCCGGTGGATACCAGGAAGGGAGGTCTATGAGAACTGTCGGGCGTAGAAAGATGTCTCCGGCCGTGTCAAACTCGAATTCGCAGCTACGGCCAAACTCGGCCCCGTTCAGCGGAGGGATGCGCCGAAGTTCTTGGAGGTTCGGAGGAATCCGATCATAGCGATTCTCAAAAGGGTTGATTGCCTTCTCCGGGTCATCTTCAAAAAAGAAGGTGTCCTTATTTCCACGGCTGATTGCCTCGTACAGCCCCCCTTCTGTTTTCAGGCCAGCACGGGTGGAGGCCATTCTGAAGAAGGGAAAGAGACTAGGCTATAAGCGCCAGCGGCCATAAGCGCCAGCGGCTAATCCAAATCATTCTCCTGAATGACTTTGAGGGCAATCGTCGCCGGCTTATCGGACTCCTTCGGGAGTGCAATATGAGCAATACGATTCTGTCGAATGAGGTCGACCCGGGCCTCTACCGCCTCACCATCCTCTACCCACTTCGTCATGATGTCCTTGATTTCGCGATAGGCGGCATTGGCCTCCCCGAGGCCGTTTGCCTGCAAGCCTTTGAGAAGACGAATCGTCTCCTTCACCCTTTCAAGCTTCGGCTTATCCGGGATAGAAGACATTCTAAACGGAATCCTCCTAAGATGTTTAGATGTCTGTTGAACTCTCCTTTCAGTCAGACCCAGTTCCCATTCTTGCCCGGCTGCGAGCAGCCCCGGGAACACGCCTTCGTTGCCCCCGGCCAACTTGCCCGGCGGAGGAAAACTACTTGCTCCTCTTCGAAGAGTTTTCCCCGGAGTTCGAGTGGATTCCTTTAGGTCCCCCCGGGCCGTACGATGTCCAGCGCCTCGCCATCCCTACGGACCCTATCCTTCCGGCCACAGGAGAGTTTCTCCAGAGTTTATGCGACTATACTGTCTTGGATAGGGCAAAGGCTGCCGAGGAGCATGTATGGGTGGATGTTGCGTGCCCGGCCGAGCGACAACTTCTGATTGAAGAGTCCTGGCCGGCGGAGGTGTTCGAGGCTCAGAGTCTCTTCATCTATCCGGTCTTTGACAGCTCTACAAGCAATCGCGTGTTTTCACATGCATGGCCGCAGCTGCGACTCATTATTTTTCACAATAGCGACTTCTGCGTCGATTATAACGTCATTGCACGATTTTTGGAGTCGCATCCTCACGTCTATGTGTGGGCGGAAAACTCTATCCGGTGGCATCCTCGCATTCGGTGCGTGCCGCTTGGAGAAGAGAATCGTATTTGGCGGAGTCGTAAAAAGGACGATGACTCGCCGATAACGATTTCTCGTCGGGCTGAGAGGCCTATAGAGGTTTGTTTGCCGCATTGGGGCCTTACACATGAGATTCGAGTTGACTGGCGGAAAGAGGCAGAGACCTTGGGTCCGAAACTCTACAGAGCTGCCGCGATGCCAAAAGAAGAATATTTAGAGTTTGTGACAACGTGTCGAGCAATGCTGTGCCCCCGGGGGAATGGGTTCGATACGCACCGGGTGTGGGAGTGCCTGGCAAAGGGTACATGGCCTATCGTACAAGATAATGCACATACACAGTTGTTGCTGCGGCAGTATCCTTCGCTGGGACTACTAGCGATTGATAGTCCGGAGGATATAGAGTGTTTAGATGTTCCCGAGGGGCCCGCGCCGTTCCATCCTCTGCTGCTCCGAGAGTATTGGAGAATCCTATTCGACAGCCACATGCAGGGCGCGCCAAGAAACGGGGAAGCGCGCCTCGATGAGCTTCGATAGGGCCGCGGCATAGACCTGAATCTCGACCTGGGCGTGCGGGTCTAGACGAAGGCTGCAGAGCCTGGCATAGGCAGAAAGACTGCCTGTCTCAATGAATTCCGTATACATCGACTGCGGAAGAACACCACGTGCCACTTCGGGAGCCACCTTTTGCTCAAGAAGAGACTCGTATGTGACAATCGCGTGGTCCTGGAACGCCTTGATAATATGATGAACCGCCTCTGCATTTTCAATAGGGGTTGGCTTAGACCCCTGCTTCTTATTTGTGTCCCGCTCTCGCAGCGATTCCTGGGGCGGCAAATAGCATTCCGGCTTGTCATCGACATATCGGCGACTCACCTCATTGCGTGCAAAGCCAACTGTGTGACGAAACCACTCGCGGGCCACGTAGATTGGCATCTTAAGGCGAAACCGGAGCTGTGGGTGAAAAAAGGGCGTAATATGATTGTGATCCGCGAGATACTTGATAAGCTTTTCATCCTTCGGCTCGAGCGCCACAGACTCCTTTGCAAAACTCACGCGCGCGGCATTGACAACGGTAAGGTCGTCGCCAAACGTGTCCAGCAGCTCTACAAAGCCGGCACCATCAAGAAGATTCGTACGGTTGTCCATTCTATATAGGCGTATTCACAGTCGTTTAGATTAGGCGCAGCCGCAGCCAGTGTTCGAGCAAGAGTTGCAGGTCTGGGAACCCGTAATGAACTGCTGGCGCTCTTCATACGAGGGGAATGTAGTTACACATGCCTGAAGGCTCGTACACGCCAGGGAGTTCGTAATACAGGAGGTCGGGCCATAGAAGGTAGGAAGGGCTGTTATGGTTCCTGTCCAGGTTATGGCACTCCCCCCCAAAGTCGCTGAAAACTGAAAGGTGTTTGTAGTGACCGCTACAATATAAAAGATGGTATTCAGCGTAGGAGTAGCGCTCCATACAAAGCCGGTTCCTATGCTACCAAAGACAATCTTATCACCGACCTTTAGTCCGTGATTCGCAAATGTGAGACTAGGGGACGACTGTGCGGTAACCGTATTTAGCCCACTGCTACTGAAGACAGCCGCCTTGTAGAATCCGTAGATGGTCTGTGCCTGCTTCTTTCGCAAGATGTCGCTCGAGTCCATCTAATCTAAAGATGTCATACATATTCTCTATAGGAAATGTGTGGTATCTTCTTTTACACGCGAGGGGTCGCGGGGGCTGCACAGCTCAAGCGCGCAATGGACGCCCTGGATGCTCGAGGGCCCGAGGGCCAGCGCGTGAAGATGATTGAGGGCTACGGAACGCTCGGATTTACGCGCCTGGCCATCAACGGCCTCACTGATGCCGGTATGCAGCCGATGACGCAGGAGGACCGTACATGGATTTGCAATGGAGAGATTTATAACTGGGAGCATCTCGCCATCCAGCACGAGCTGCGCACGGAGACGGGCTCGGATTGCGAGGTGCTCGGTGGGCTGTACGAGAAGTTCTGCCATTCTGGCATCTCTCTCGAGGGGCTATTTAATAGCCTCGATGGCGTCTTTGCCATGGTTCTGGTAGACGAGGGTCGCCAGCAAATCGTGGTTGCTCGGGATCCCTATGGCGTGCGGCCACTCTACAAGGGTGTCTGCCGCGACACAGAGGTGCCGGTCTTTGCCTCGGAGATTAAGGCCCTCCTTCCGTTCTGCGACGACATTCAGCCGTTCCCGCCGGGCCATTACCAGGTGCTCCGTATTCAGGGGACGCAGCTGCATGCCGATGCCCCAAAGGCGTATTATACAATCCCGAATGTGAAGCAGCCCTATTACAGGGGTGCCCAGGAGGCGGCGGAGGCAGTGAAGGTGGCCCTAGTCGCCGCAGTAGAGAAGCGTGTTGCGAATTCTCAGCGCGTTCCCGCCTGTCTACTGAGTGGTGGCCTCGACAGCAGCCTTATTGCAGCCCTCGTAGCAAAGCAGCTGGAGCTGCAGGGGCGGCCTCCTCTCCAAACCTACAGTATTGGCATGGCCGGTAGCAGCGATCTACGGCATGCGCGAATGGTGGCAGACCATATCGGCTCAAACCATACAGAGGTTATCGTGACGGCCGAGGAGCTGTTCGCGGCCGTGCCAGATGTTATTCAGGCCATCGAGTCCTACGACACTACCACGGTACGCGCCTCCGTGCCGAATACTCTGCTGGCGAAGAAGATTCGCGAGACATCCGACTGCAAGGTGATTTTCAACGGGGACGGGTCGGATGAGGTCTGGGGCTCCTATCTCTATTTTTACAACGCCCCTTCCGAGATGGCATATGAGGACGAGTGTAAGCGGCTGCTCACTGACATTCATATGTTTGACGTGCTCCGCTCGGACCGCAGTATTTCGTCCAATGGGCTGGAGCCCAGGACTCCCTATCTCGACAAGGAGTTCGTCGCAACTGCACTCGGCGTTGCGACGTGGTTTCGCCGGCCAAATGCGGGTGGTTTGTGCGAGAAATGGCTGCTACGGAAGGCGTTCGACGATGGGACGCTGCCCCCGAAGGTTCTTTGGCGGCGCAAGGAGGCGTTTTCGGATGGCGTCAGCGGCGAGAAGTCGTGGTACGAGTCGGCAAAAGAGATGGCTGAGGTGCTGGTCACCGCGGATGACATAGAGGCCTTGGGGGTCAAGACGGCCGAGCAGGCCTATTACAAGATGTGCTATATCGATGCCTTTGGGACATCAACACTTCATACGAATGTTCCCTATTATTGGATGCCTCGGTGGTCGCCTGGGAGCACGGACCCTTCCGCGAGAACTCTGAGCCTATATTAGCTGGGATGAAGATTGTGAAATATAGTATTGTATTTGTTATACTTTCCATTTTAGTATATCATATACTGTACGTGCTGCCCTTGCGCTACTGCACGTTTACGTGCACTACCTTTTTCGATTTCAAGGCGGGAGACCGTTGGGAGCGTTTCTGCGCGGCCATGGACTCTTTGGCGCGGTATCACACGCCTCTGACCCTCTCTCAGATTGGACGATGGGTGATTATCAATGAATACTCTCCGAACAGGACTGTAGATTGGTGTAGGCGGGTCAAGGAGCGCTATCCGTGGATGGAATGCATTCAAAAGGGCGTGTCGCAGAAGGGTCAGGCGGCCAGCATGAATCTGTGTCTCGATATTATAGGAGGCAGCCGTTTCTGGATACATTGGGAAGAGGCGTGGGAGACGCGTGCAACCTTCTTGGATGACGCATTTGCGGCAATGGAGGGGTCCGATATTACCCAGCTGCAGTTTACGTATAATAATGGGACGGTGAACTGGCTGGATGTCGGCACGGAACGCATACATTGCAAGGAGCGCGTCTGTAGGATTGATGCGGCGGCGGATACGGCCGAGCAGGCGAAAAGGAGCGCGTATGAGATGGACGAGGAGAAGTTGAAGGCGTGGCCGCTGTATTCGCTGTTACCGAGTATCAACCGAGTTCGCGATTATCTGTGGCTGGGAGAGTTTTCGGAGGAGCCGGCCCTGTGGCCGGTGAAATTCGAATGGGACTATGCGCGGCGTTGGTGGGCGAGAGGAAACAAAAAGGCCGTGCTGTCCGATGGGCCGGTGTACAGACCCGGTCAGCATACGAGTACTTACGCCTAAGGCTTGCAGTATATATAGTGTAATCGGAATGACAGAAGAACTTCATGCAACACATCGCAGTATTCTGGAACATTTCCTGGAAGACCCGAAAACATTCAATAAACGGTTCGTGCACGCGGCCGAACTCCATCTTGCAGTACTTATTAAGCGTGGGCGGGTGATAGCAAGTGCAATGAATCGCTACGGAACTCGGAGCAGGGGTTCAGGCTTTTCCACGTCTTCGCTGCATGCAGAAAAAAGTGTGGTGAAGGAGCTGGGCGATATCTCGCAGCTACGGGGATGTGATATGTTTGTTATGCGCTTCTCGCGGAATGAGTCTCTAAATGGGCATGAGCGCTTTCTTGGATCGAAGCCGTGTCATGCGTGTGACATATTTTTGGAGAAGTGTATGCAAGAGTATGGGCTGAAGCGGGTTTATTATACGGACAAGTGCTAAAATAAAGTATCCGATAGGTACTTTATTTTATGCCTACTTGCCTACAGTTGTACGGACAAGTGCTAATCAGAGTCGTGAAGCTCCGCGCCACATACACCAATAAGGCCGCTTGCCAGAAAGAAGAAGAAGGAGTAGGCGGTAATAATCATAGTTTGCTCCGCATTGCCAATGACCATATAGTTTACGGGGGCAGCGATAAAGAGCAAAGTACCAGCATAGAAGAGAGTGCTTGACACGGAATACGTGGCGCGGGCAACTGGGTACTTGGAATCATCAATCTGGTCCATGGCTGTAGTTGCGGCGGTGGGCGACGGGGGTGTAAAATTTATTTTGGCGGCGTGAAAACTGGTCATTACAATGCCGGCAGCACAGTGTCTTGGGCGCCTTGTGCGTGACACGCCAAAGGGCGTGAACATGCTGGAGTTCAATGGAGGTGGCCTCTTTCATATTCCGATTCGGTGCGAGACTATTGCAAAGAATGGGGATTTATGCGATTCGTGCTCAGCGAAACATACAAAGACACAGAAACAGATACAAAATATTACAGGAACAACTATAAAGGGTATGCTTCCTTCCTACCTGATGGGGCGCGTTACAGAGCCGATTCCATTTTGGAGTCGGCTCTATGACGGTGCATGGTACCGTTTAAAGCTACAGGAAGGATGTACACTTAGTGAGCAGGTGATGGCAAGAGCAAAGAAGGCTGCTGCTATTGCGTATGATGGAGTAGAGACTGTAGAGCCGCAGCCTATGCCGGCGGGGGCGCGAAAGACAAAGGCCAAGGCTGCAGCCCCTGTTGCAGCCCCTGTTGCAGAGATTATAGAAGCGCCTGTAGAGCCTGTAGTAAAGAAGCGGCAGCCAAAAAAGGTGGCAGCTGTTGCGGCCCCCACCGGTGCGCCCGTGGCGGTCATACCGAATCCGACCCAAGAAGTCCCTGTAGAGAATGTGAGAGAAATCAAGGTGCGGAAGCGAGAGATTGACGGGCGCAGCCTCTATGTCGGTCCCAAGGACAAGGTCTACGATCTGAAATTCAAATATCTGGGGCGCCTGAAAGATGAGAAGATTGTCGATTTTCCTGACTCGGATGAGGGCATCTAATGGTTATTAGCGTCATGTGCCAAAGTTAAGAACCCTGGCGGGGCTTCTTAACTTGGCCTACATGACAACACGGTACCATTTGCCGCAGTAACATTCTTTTTTACGCCCACTAATAAATGCTCGGCGGGAAGCCCTGGATATCGAATGGACCCTATAGAACAACTCCTCTTCCATACCTACCTCTCCAACCCCTTACTAAAAAATTGAATAAGCCTTTTCGAAAGCCGATACCAAAGCCATGCCCGTTACCTTCTTCCAGCGTAACGTGGACGATTTTATGAAGCAGTATGCAGCCTGTACGTCAAAGGACTTGCGTCTCATACTCTGGGCCGGCGACGGCAAACATGATGGCCTGACCGATATTGAGCGCCTATCTGGCTATGATGTGTACCTGTGCGCAGGCTCGCACAAATACCTTCAAGAAAACATAGATGCCTTGGCCGATGACCAAACCCTGTGTATCGTCGATATTGAAAATGAAACGCAGCTTGCCCTCTTTCACCAAGTGTATGACGGCTGTTTTGCGAAGATTGACTCTGATTATTATGGAAATACGCCGTTCCTTCCCTTAGAAGACTACAGGGCTCTTCTTCAAGGCGGAGGGGTGGCGCGGCATGTAGAAGGGATTAATAGTATGATTATGCCCTATGAGAATCTCTATGGTCTGCTAGAAATCTTTGCGCCAATCCTGCCCGATACTCTTCTTCTGAAGCGTCGTTGGTGCGTAGATGTTATGCACTTGTCAAAGCGGGAGGATCTCCATCCAGCCATGCTATGGAGCTCGCCAGATTTGCAGCATCCGTATTACGCCTATGTGAAAGAGAATCAGAATACCTTCGAGGCGCAGCAAAAGCAGAGGGCTGCCGCATGGCCTCACCGCGAAGCCACGCTCTTTGACCACTGGATGACACTTAGCACGGCACTCCTTATCTCTCCTGTCGAGTTGAGCACGATTCCTGAGGGCGCCAAGATTATCGAGAAGGTTATGCCCCATATGGCGCAGTTCAGTGAGTTTCTCAGCTACAAGATTGAGGCCCTTCTTGCTATGAAGCAGTTCACCCTGAAACGCCGAGATTATTTGGATGAACTCGGCATCCTTGACTATGACATTCTACGTGTGATTCGCTTGAAGCAATCCATACTTACAATGCTTATGATGCATATCCCTTACGGCTTAGCCGCTACAATCGGCTGGTACGATGATACGCGCTTCGTCGAGAGGCCCATGGAGTTTGGGCTCACAGTGACGCGAGCCGCTTGGTAAGCTCCCACATACCATCTACTGAGCAGTTCCGCTTCCACCAATCGCGGCAGGCAATCGACATGACCATCCAGCGGTCAGGAGTGATTTTTTCTACGGCGGCTTTTGCAGAGGCCGGGTCGTTCGCACGGAGATAGTGGAGTCCCTCAATAGGCGGCTCGGCATAGTTCGCCATATCCACATCGGGAGCTACGACAGGTACGCAGCCCATGGCCATACATTCAATCTCGCGATGGCACTTGAAGCCGTATCCTGCCAGGCACAGACCAAAGCGGGCATTTGCGAGGCGTTCCAAATACTCAGTATGCGTATAAGGATATTTGGCCGAGCCCTGGACATGCACGAATTCGTCGCAGGCGGTTGACCAGTCACTGCCCGTACGATGCGCCTTCTGCACAGAGTTCTCGGATCTCCCGTAGAAGACCAGATTCTTTTCGCGCGCCTCCCACGGCTTCCGCGGCAACCCCTTTTCCACCAGCTCCTCGACAAGAAGAGGACGGCGCGGCCAGAATGTCCAAGAGACGCCTGTACCCACTGGGGCCGGATTTCCAAAGAGGGCCTTCTTCCAGCTAGTCTCGGGCGACTGCAACCACTCCTTCGTCGGCCGGTCATACAGAAGAGTATCACCGACGCTATTGAGCCAAATATTGTTGGCAGATGACTTCTTACACGTCACATAGCCCCGCCGACCCCATTCTGCCGCAATCTCTCGAAAAGAGTCGCCGGCGTGTGCAAAGAAGCCCGTGTGCCCGCTCGGCACCAGCAGTACTGGGGCCGCCGAAGGAGCCTGCTCCGCCAGAATGGCCGCCGACAACTTTGCCGCGATTCCCACCAAATCCTTTTCGGTAGGCGTCCCCTTCGGAACAATCGTAAGACGATGCTCAAGCTCCGCCGCCGCTGCCAGATGAAGCGTCGTGGCGCTCGGCTCCATCTCCGACTGGATTTCCCAGACAAAGGCCCCGAGCGGCAGCACCCAGCTCCACCCAGCCTGCGAGGCCCCCTTTGGCAAAAGAACACCCCAGGCGCCTATCATATTTCGTAGGGATGCCTCAAGGGAAGTGCGGCCTGACCAAATGAGTTTCACGCGCAGAACTCCCTCGAGAGCGGTCTCAATACTCTCTGCAACATCCTGCGTAATCCATTTATCATCCACAACAATAACCAGCTGCTTCTCAGTGGTCTGCTGCTGCCATCCACCGAGACCTAGCGCGGATCGCAGAGCTCCAACCTCCTCCTTCGAAATGTATTCGGCGGGCCCGTCCTGATACGGCCACATGGCGGCAGTAGAACACCACGTCTGCTGATTCTCATCGCGAGAAATAACAGGGATTTCCTTATCCGGCCATGTAAACATGCGCAGCGTCTCGGCACACTCAGCCTTGCGAGGGCACCAGAATTCACCCGAAGAACTCTTAAACGTACTCCGCAGCAGAAAGACCTTTGAGATGTATTCGAGCACATAGCGCTCGGGATTCGATGCAACCTCATCAGTTAGCGGTGCAATCATCCCGTCCTCTACGAGAAGAGACGCGGCCAGATAACTGACTTTCGAGGTTGCCCATGCATCCAAGGATGCCTTGCTGCGGCCTACGAGAAGAGTATCATACGTGTAAGCGAGCCCATCACGCGTATAAAAGGCGCCATTCACCCTAGAAAGAGGGACCGGCCCACGAGCCCATGTATTCGCAGAACCCGAGTCCAGCTTCACCGCACCATCCGTGGAACGCTCAACCATTGTACAAAAGGTACGGGCCTGGGCCGCACTGAGAGGCCCCTTAATACGGCGGTCAAACGACGCGAATGTAAAGGGCTGGGATGGAACATCTTGGATAGGCTTCATATCATGGAGGCCAGTGGGTTGAATGTAGAGAAAGGTCGGCTTATCGACCACATTGCGAGGGTCGTAGCTGCGAACCCCGCTCGTATGAAGATGATACGTCTTGAGAGTTACGGCAGGATTCGCCACGAGAAACTTCTTCTTAAACATCTCGAGAGTAATGGCATTGTCGCAGCCGCCCTGGCCAAAGGGAAACTGTAGGGCCGCCCAATCCCAGGTCACAGCCTTCACGGCATTTGAAGAGAGTACCCAGGTATCCTGCGAATCGGCGCGCGGCCCAAACAGTTTCGCCTGTGCAATAGCGTTCGGACTTGCAGAAGTCACATCCCATCGAAGAAGCGCAAGAAACTTCGGAACAGTCTCTAGGTCGGTGGACCAAAGAGTCCTCCAGGAGCTCGCGTCCAGAAAAATGTCGGCGTTTGCAAAGGCGACCAGAATGTCCCGCGGCGCCTTCTCGTAAATCCAGCGAATAACGTCCGCATAGGTCAGACGCTTTCCAAGGACTTCCTCCTGAATCTTCGGATGCTTTGGCGCCGTGGCTGTCTCATTGAGCAGGACAATCTTATCAATCACATTGCAGTTCATATTCATCGTCAGACACTCATCAATCTCGGCGCGGCGCTGCATAGTCTGTGCCTTGTAATACTGGGTGACGAGCCATAGAGGCTGGGGGGTTAGAACCTCCGTTTGAAGCTTGAGGCCTGCCACAGAGCGCCCTGACGGATTTGTGACGGGAAACGTACGGCCAAAATGGAGAATGAGCGCGAGAAGAATCTTTGCATCCTCGACGGACCCATCCCAGCTAGCCCCGACGAAGGGATACATCTCATGCAGCTCCTCAAGACACACTACGTTTCCAAGACCGAGTTTGGCAAAGGCATCGACCCCCATATACTTTACAAGGGGTTGGGTGACGGCGACAATCTTCGGCTTTGCCGCGTGACCTGCCTTGCACCAGGCGGCGCAGTCCTCGACGGGGCCGAGGCAGAGGACAATATCCGGGTTTACAAGAGCCATGGCTGCTGCCACGCTGGGTGCACCGATATCCCAGCGATCCATAGGGGTGCTCGGCGGCGCCTCAAGCCATGCGAGAGTTTTCTGGTCTCTCCAAATGGCCGTATCCATATTCAGAATACGAATGTCTTTGCCCGTCAAAGGATGCTTGGCGAACATTCACTACAAGGATTTAGTGGAAGGACCTTAGGCTTCTTGGCCTATATCATACAGAATGGACCGAGTCGCCTATTTAGTGAATTCCACCCCTGCATATTATTACTTGCTACCCCTGCATTTTACCTTGGTGCGGCGCTATGCGCCGTTTATGGAGAATCTCTTTCTGGCCACGGAAGTTCCTGACCATCCAATCTGCGTGCAAGTGGAAAAATATCATGGCGTGAAACTCATTCCGTTGGACGCCGCCAATGCGGGATTTCTGGAGAGTCGGGCCGCCGCACTGCAGCAGCTCAGCCTAACTGCGAAGTTTACGTATGTCATTCCTGTGCAGGAGGATTTCTTGCTCGACCGTATTCCAGATTTGGGGGCCTTGACAGAGGCTTTAACGATTGTAGAGGATTCGGACGGGATTATTGCGAGTGCGCGACTGATGCCGTCGCCGGGCCCAAAGGGTAGCCCCCTGTCTTCTCGGCCGCTATGGGCGGGTATGACGCCCACGACGGATGAATACGGATTCACGTTTCAGGCGACGCTCTGGTGCTTGGATGCGTGCTATAGCTGGTATAGGGCGCTTACCCAGAAGTTGGAGCTGGAGTGGCCGGTGGCCACGACGCCGCCCGAGCAGCGGAAGCACGTAGAGATTCGGGCAAACTTCGCAGAGAACGCTGCTGGGCAACAGTTCTTTTGGAAGTTTTTCAAGGAGCGGCGGCAAGTGCATATTGGGTGGGTGCGCGCGGGCCCGTGGTCAAACGCAGTCTATCTATCGCCGTGGCCTTATCGGCCTACTGCGATTGTGCAAGGCCGCTTGGAGCCGTGGGCACTCGAGCTCGG